ACGATCCACCCACCAATTGGCAGGGTCTTCGCAAAGCGCAGTTGTGGGATTACTGTCCATTCACAAACTTACGCCAATCAATGGCATTACGAATTTTCCAATGACGATTATTTAATTCCTTCACAATCTCTTCTAGGAGTGAAATCTTTTCCTTTTGATACACCACTCGCTGACGAGCCTTGGATATATCTGCATCTGCATTCAAATATAGATCAAGATCATTACGCAAAATCTTTAGTGCAAACGGCTCCCATCCACGAGCGGTTAACTCCTCTTGCGACATTTTACCTGTGTAGTACTCCCACTTGCTTCGTAGTGTGATGTCGTAATCACTTGTAATCTTTGCCAACGACAACCGCTCGTCCATTAGGAAGTTCAGGTACTTGCTGTGTAGTTGTGGAATCTTGAGGGATTCAATGTCCAATGCGGTTTCGTCCAACCGCACATCCCGTTCAATTTCTTTTCTAATATCGTCCAAGGTCATAATGTGTTCTCCGTAGGGGAGAGTCTACACCATATCCACTAAGAGTCAACCCCTATTCACAAACAAATATTAGTACCGCTCAATGCTGTAACTTCTGTACCCAAAAGTAACAGTGGACTGTATTGGTTCGGGATCCATGATAGTGGATGAAAAATCAATAGCGGACAGGTTCTTGGGATACAGCCCTTCAAAGGTAACACTAATTTTGGGTTGCTTGCCGCTGTTCAGTACAACCAGATTGGCTGTGGTGAGGTGAGTATTTGGGGAGCGAAACTCCTCGTAATTTTCCACATTGGTAACGGAGCGCATCCAATTGTATATTTCAAGCCAATTTAAAAGAGCCTCGTCCACCACAAATGTAATAGTCAAGTCATCAAATTCCATTTTGGATGGAGCCTTGATGGGCACAAACGGATTAGGCATTGAAACATCCGTGAGTGTTACAGAGGGTATCGAAGCGGTCTGACAGAAGTAAGTAGTATTCGGCAGTCTTGCCATAGAGAAACGAAAATATGTGGGCAGCAAGGCACTGATATTTTCAGGATACCTGTTCTTGATGTCTGCGGGAATGTCAAATTGGAATGTGTTTGCCATACAAGTATGTAGAAAAGAACAGGGGAGGGCACGAAGCCCTCCCCCATGTCTTTGCTTGTGAGCAGTCTATTACGAAGCCACGCCGTGGAGGTTGTCCACGCGGAAGATACGGTAGTAGACATTTGCGCGAGTCTTCAGACCGCCGTAACCAACAGTGGTTCCTTCTGCAAAGGGGTTCGCGACCATGCCGTAGCGGGTCTTGAATGCCATCTTTGGCTGGAAGGTACTAGTATCAACAGCACGCATCATCTGAAGCGGAACATACGGGCAGTAGAAGATACCTGCATCGTATGGGCTGCTGCCCTTGTATCCCGTGAGTACAAAGTTGCTGCCACTGGTTGCAGTGGTGTCGATGTACGGATCAATGTACACCTTGATCTTGCCGTTGAGGGTACCAGCAAAGGTATTGCCAGTGTCATCAACATCAAGAGTGGTGTTAATAGCAGGTGAGATGTTCAAGAAACCACCCATTGCGAGGGCTGAAGCAACATCTGCGGAGCAGATGATGAAGTTGCCCTTACCGCGACGGGTATCCTTGGCGATCTGATTGCATTCACGCTCAATCTGGAACATCAGACCACGGAACTTTTCCGCGCTCCAACGACCATCAGAGTCCTGAATGAGATCGTACACGCCACCGACTGCCGAACCAGCGAGGGACAGACCACCAATAACGGTCTTGTAGTACAGATCGGTCTGCTGTGCACCGAGTTTGGCTGTCTTGTACACAGTACGGACAACTTCGCGGTTGATTTCAGCAAGAATTTCCGTGCTGAGAATGTTCGCAAGTTCCGTCTCGGCATCAAGCCCGTGAACAGCCTTGAGATCCTGAGCAAGTTCAACGCTGTACGAAGCAGCAAGCATACGAGTCGAAGCCTGAACAGCCACGCGCTCGATACTGAATGCCATCTCGTTTGGTGCCATACCTTCGCCAACGCTGGTTGCAATACCCGAACCAGTGGTGATACCACTGACGAGAGTAGAATCACCCAACTGCGAACCAGCAAACGGGTCAACACCCGTGTTAACACCGAATGCAGCAAGAGTACCTGCCGAACCACCAGCAACAGCACCCGAACCACCGCTACTGTTAGGGAAGGTCGAACCACTGAATGTTGAGGCTGGTTCATTAAACAGAGCCTCAGTACCACCCTGTGAGGTGTACTTGGTACGCATTGCAAAGATCAAGCCTGTCGGAGCCGACATAGCCTGAACTCCGCAGATGTCGTATGCCATGAGATTTGGCATGGCGCGACGAACCAATTGAATAAGAATTGGATCGTAACCCTGCATATTGGCATTACCGCCACCAGTAACGGTGGAGGAAAAACCTGCACCAACTGAGTTGCCTGGTGCTTCAACGAGCATTTGCTCCTTGATTGCCTTCTCTTGGTTTTCCAAAAGAGTTGCCATTGTTGCACGCTTGTGAGCGTCCGTGATAGGACTCATGTCCTTGTGATCGAGAACAGGCTTCCACTTACGGATAGCCGCCTCGGTTAGAAACTTTTCTTCTGCCATGTTAGTATCTCCTTGAAACTGTTAAACAGTCTGTGACTGTGGTTTACTCTCGTGACTTGCTCATGGAGCGCACATACGCTTCAACGAGCGGGGTTGCTTCCGAAGCGTCTTCGTAGGACTCTTCGAGTCCTTCTTCCGATGATGCTTCTTCTGCTACTGTTCCGATGGATCCAATGTTCTCGCAGAGAACACCAATCTTTTCGGCAAACTGCTCAATCGTATCAAACTCTAGGTCTTCTGCGAGACGGCGAAGTTTTTCAACTTCAGTATCAGTCATTCCTTCGGAAATCTCGCGGAAGATGATCTCGCACTTGAGTTGCTCAACTTCTTCTGAAAGTTCCATGTTCTTCTCGACCTGTCCTTGAAGTTCGCTGTCGAGGGCTTCCGCCTGGTCAACAGTTGATTCAAACAAGTCGAGTTTGTCTTCAGGAACTTCAATGTACGACTCGGTGAAGAGTCCCTTGAGGTTCGAGATAAAGTTTTCGGTGATCTCGGTGCGAAGACCCTTCTCTACAGCGAGACGGTTCTCTTGCATCCACTCTTCGACCACATAGTTGAGGTAATCGTCAATGCGCTCAACGAGTTCTTCGGTAACAGCAACGGTGTGCTGCTCAAGAAGATCTTCGTATTGACCCTTCAATTCCTCTTCGATCTGATAAACACGCTCTGCGAGGTGAGCCTCAAAGAGAGTAGCAGCAGAAGTCTTGAATTCTTCTGAAAGGTCTTCGCCTGTCAGCATGGCAGCAATATCTTCCTTGACGGTGGGCTTGATCTCAGGGATCTTGGTTTCAGCCTTAGCAGCAGAAGGTTTAGCCTTAATGGTGCCCTTGTTCTTACCACTGGCATCGCCAGTTGGTTCGGCAATCTTAGCACCCTTCTTGTTTACATCATGGGTGATATTGGTGCTGGCGTAGTCGGAGACGGCTTCTTCCATTTCGGACTTGCCCTTCTTGCCAAACTTGCCCTTGAGGAATGCTGGCATCTTCTTCTTGCCCTTGGGTTCGTCTTCTTCCTCTTCGGACTCTTCGTCCTCGGATTCGTCTTCGTCCTCTGCCTCGCACTTGGCTTCGTCGATTTCCTCGACTTCAAAACCCTCATCAGCCGAAGCATCCTCTTCCGAGGTGTCCTCGTCTTCAGTTGGATCTGGATCCTGTGCAGTCTCGGCTAGAAAGCCTTCGCCCAGAATTACCTTCTTGATGACATCTTCGATATTTTCTCTTGCCATGACTGTGAATCTCCTTCGTTGGAAATATGTAGACTACTCAGAGTTTTGAAATGAAGTCCGCGAACAAACGCATCGTTTGTTCTTCTAGTTTTCGTGACGGTGTTTTCTCAATGATTTTCTTGTATTCCTCAATCACAACAGGCTTGAGAATCCCGTTGTTCCAAATCCACTCCCGACCTTCCATGATTCCGTTCACGAAAGCGTTGGGTGCAGACGGATCTGCAACCACATCAACTGCCGCCAACATGAAATCTTCCTGAACAACATTCACCCCATCCTGTTCTTTAAGACTGCCCATACCACGGGAAGAAACACCAAGTTTGGCTCCTTCTTCCACGAGGTTCTTGACAATCTTTCCGTATGGAGTATCGAGAATCTTAGCCTTGCCGTAGATGTCTTTTCCCTCTATACGCAAGTCCTTGATGATATGGGACACACGCTCAAGGTTAACCGTTGGTCCTTCAGGGTGACCAAGTTCGCCCATTGCGCGATTCTGCTTTACATATTCGGTGTTGTA